ACAACAAACTTTCAGATTTTTTTCACCTAAATCGAAATCAAAACCTTTGAAATCATTGTTAAAAATCTGTTCAGTTTGTTGTCTAAAATCCTGCTGAAGGGTTTTCGCTTGCTCTTCTTGCTGCTTATATCTATTGAAAAAGTCCGTGGCTTTCTGCTGATCTTGGGTAATACCAGGTCTCAACTTGATTTCCTGATAGTATTTATCCTTCATAGCATCAAGCTCTAATCGAGCTTTAGCAACTTCTTCTTTGAAAGCCAATTTCTTTTTCTTAATATCTCTTGGCTCATCAATTTCCTCATCAAAAGAAAAACTATCTTCCATAATAAAGTTAATTTCTTCTTGATCTAAATGAGGTTTACTTTGTTTATAGTATTCTTGTAATAATACTTTTTCGTTTACATTAGAATAATCATGATTTAATCTTACATAATCTTCTATTGTACCACCTGTTTCTGACATAAAGTCTACAAGTGATTGAACGTTTTCAGGTAATTCTTTACCTTTTATAACTTGATCTTTAACTGCTTGCTCTGCCTTTTCATATAACTCAATAGTTTTTTCGTCAACCTCTTCTTCAGTTATCTCTTGTATGGGACTTTCTAGTTTTTCTTCGGTGTCCCGTACTTCTTTAACCACTTCTTTGCTGTCGCTTTGGTCTTGGGGCTCTTTGACAATAACATCGCCCACATTTGCCTCTTGTGTTTGAATGGCATCTTCGTGTTTTTTATCTGTTAAATCAACTTTAACTATATCTTCTACAATTTCTCCTTGTGCTTCAGGTTTAGTTAAATCTACTTTTACTGGTTGCTCTTTTGTACTATCAACCAGTTTTTTTGGTTTCATTTTCTTTCCTTTTAAAGAAAAATCACCTTCTTGTTTGACCTCTGCGGTCGTTTTTACTTCTGACATAATATAATATTATAAAATTAAAAATTATTTAGGACCAAAGGCCTCTAAGCCAAAGTCACCTAAACTATCGTTAGTAGATTCAAAATCGATAGGTGTTCCATCGTTTTGTCTCTGCTGTATCATCTGAGACTGTTGAGTCCCTATTATTTTTGCTCGTTTATCTTTTCTATCTTCTATTTGATTCTCTTTATTTCCTTCACTAGAAAACTTTTCTTTTGCCAACTGAACATTGTAATTAAATTCTTCAGCCATTAATTCTCTTTTTATTTGAGCTTCGGCTTGCATACGCTGTATTTCAAATTGAGACTTAGCTTGTTCTAATTGCATTTTTTGATCTACTAAAACCTGCTGCTTTTGAGTTTCAGCTAAAGCTGTTTGTTCTGCTAATTGAGCATTTGCTTGAGCTTGAGCCTGCATATTAGCTTGAGCTGCTTTTTGATCCCTTTCTTGTTTTAATCTACGTTTTTGTTTTAGCATTTGATTAGCTAATTTTAAATTACGTATTTGTCTAAGATCAATAGCGTCTTCTAAATCAATACCACCAGTTTGTAAAGCCACTTGAATGTTTTGTTCTAATTGAGCTTTTTCTTCTTCATCTGGCTCAAGATCTAGAAATATACCAAAGTCATGTAGGTTTAAATTAGAAACTTCTCTTAGCGTATTAACATTAAAAGTTGATATAGAATTTTTTAAGGCTTCAGCTGTTAACGGAAAATTAAGAACATCAACTAATTTTTTAGATATATTTTCACACAACCTTAAAGTTAAATATAAACTAGCGTTATTAATATGTTTTGTAGCTATATTTGATTGTTGAGCAGCTATTTTTTGTAAGCCAACTAAAGTGTCTCTATCTGGCAAACTACCATCTCTAGCCTCGTTAAGTCCAGTTACATCACGTATCATTTGCACATAATAATTATATGTACTTATTAAAGATCCTATTTTAGCTTGGCCTGAAGATGTTGATAATTCTTGAACCGGAACTTTACCCGCGTTCATAGCTCCATCTTGAGTAAGTGATCTACCTACTACAGAACCAGTTTGAAAATACATGTTTAACGCTTCAGCTGGATTATAGTTTGTTCCATTACCCAAATCAACTTCTGCTAAACCGTCCATATCTAAAAACACACCATCCGGTACCATTCTTGCTATTACTTGCTGTAGCTTTAAATGAGTTAATTGAATCATGTCAGCAAAACCTATAGTTTTACTTACAATAGATTCTATTCTTCCTTTATACATTCTAGGAGCACATATAGCATAGTTCATTTCTACCTTGGTAGTATCAGCCATAGGTCTAGTCATGTTCTCAGCCATTTTCCAACTAAGCATCATGTCAGTTCCTAAGACCTTAACTCCTTCAAATAAAACCTCTACACTTCTGGAAACTCTATCAAAATTATCGTTTTTTGGAGGATCAAAAGTATCTGGTTTTTCTAATATTTTTTCTAAACCTTGATCAGTTTGTTTTAATTTAAAAACCTGATCCATATATGTTTTATATTCAAAATATAAAACTTGAACAGTATTCTCATCATAAGCTCCCCAACCATATATATAATTTTGATTGCTATATGACTTTTGTATTTTGGTTAATGCTTCGTCTGATATATTTGGAAACTGTTGTTTTATTTCTGGTATTGTAACAGCTTTTACTTCTCCTACATAATATATATCTTCAAAATTAGGATCTTCAGTATATGAATAAATCATATAAGATGGATCCACATAATCTAAAGTAATACCCTCAGCTGTATTAAAATTAGTTTTAGCAGCTGCAATACCTAATGTAACTAAATCATAATTAAGTCTACGCTTAAGAAGATCATATTTGTTTTTGTCTAATGTTTGAGTTATAGCTTCTTCTTCTGCTATTTCAATAGCTTGTTTATAAGACAACTGTAAATGAAGTTCCATTTCTTCCATTGTTTTGGGAAGATCGACAGCTGGTATATTTGTTTGTGATATATCTTGTCCAGTTGTTGCTTTTACATCTGCTATAATATCTTGACCATACATGTCCATTGCTAATTTACCAGCGTAGTCTGTTCTTTTTTTGACAGACATAGGGTCATTAGCGTATGCTTTTATATCATAATCTTTATTAGATATACCATTAGTTAATATATCTACAAACTTAGAAAGTATTGGTACTGGCTTCCAGTCTAAATTAAGATAAGACAAATCACCATTTATAGATAATTCATCTTTATATTTTTGAGTAGACTGCTCTCCTCTAGCATATAACCTACGAGTGTGGTAGTTATTAAAGCTTGTTAAATACCTATTTCCATTAGTTCTACCTTGCGCGAACCATTCTGATTGTATAGCGTCAGCAACCTGACCACCATATTTCATACTTAATTTTTCCTCCAAAGGTACTACCTGATTGGGAAAAGCGCTATTAGTATTATAATTTATATTCATTTATTTTATAATTTTCGAAACAACACCCGTGTTATCGTATTTTTTTATACCTAAATCATAAGATATAACTTGTCTTTTTGGTATTGGTCTATATCTATTTTTATTACACGCCATTAAAGCTAAGCCAGAACTTATAGAAGCATCATGCTTTGTTCTATTATTTATATTGAATCTACTCCAGTCATTTAAAGTTTTTTGAAAATACATATCTCCATAACCTTTTTCTTGTTGACCAATAAAATTTTCTATATAAGTCTCTATAGCGGCTGCGTGAGCTTGTTTTATATCTTCACTAGAGTTTGGTATTCCACCTATATCTCTTTCGGTTACCGATAGTTTATTATAAATCTTATCTGGTCTATTCATTGAAAAACCTCTATAACCTCTTCTTTTAAAATGATATAGTAATCTTGGTTTATTGTTTTCTGCTAATATAGGCATGCCATAAAAAACACAAGCCATAAGTACGTCTTCAAAAAACATCTCAGCTGTTTGTGGTCTAGCTATATATTCTAAAAAGAAATGATTAGGTGGAACATCTAACATGCTAAAATTAGTTAAACCATGTAAAGCTCCATTTGAACCCTTACCATCTACTGTTCCTGATATATCGTAACTGTCACAACCAAAAGCCCCTAGGTCTTGATTACCTGGGTGTTTTACTCCATTTTTTATTATTACACGATTTTGTAAGTTTTCAGGTGGAACCCATGTGATTAAAAATCTACCGCTTTCGTTAGGAACAAATATTACACTTGTATCTTTTATACCATCTCTCCACTGAAAGCTACCTTTTGTTACTAATGAACTATGTTTTAAGTCTCCATTAAAATCTATTTGTTCATAAATTTTAGTTAAATTAAACAAAGATTGTTTAGCTTCATCTCTAAAAGCGTGTTCTTCTGTTCTTGGAAATTGTCTGTAAAATTCATTTAAACCGTCTTGATCTCCTTTTAAACCATCAACTTCATTTTGCCAATAATCTATTACCCCTAAATCTATTATATCTCCATGCGGTCCAATAGCTTCAGTTTCTGGTGTTTCGAATACAGGTACGCCATAAGAATCAATGTATCCTTCGTAGTTCCATTCCATAGGTATGAACAAACTATATAGTCCCGAGCGAGTCTGGCCGTTGCGGTTTCGTTTTGTAACGTCGGAATCATAATATAGTTTTTTAAAATTTTCTCCTCCTTTGTCTAACGCATTACAGGTACTACCCATCATGCATTTACCAATAACCCTACTACCTAATCTTAAGGTTGTTTTCGTAACCCTCCAGTTGTTGAGGATGTTGTTCGGCCTTTCCCATTTACCTGATTCGTCATGGACGAGGATTTTAAGTTTCTCCCCATCGTAGGAGTTGTCACCGGTATTTTTCCAATCGATCGTTGTATCGAGTCCCTCGAGATCGGCCGCGGTCTGTTTGGTGTCGAGTTTTCTTCTTGTGAATTTGGATGCTGGTACTCTATATGCGAGTTCGGTCTTGGGACGGTCCATTCCGTCCTGTATCGGTTTAAAAAAGAACGGATAATTGACCGATATTGGTACGACTTTATCTGTGAACATTGTTTTAGCGTCGGGCCCAGATTTGGACAATATGCCGTAACGTGAATCGGAATTAATAGTTGCGAGATTAACCACCTCTCCTGAGGCCATAAACGAGAATCCCGATCTACGGTTTTTAAGATAGCACATTCCATAACTTCTTGGGTCTGCTTTACAAGCTTCCCAGAATATAAAGAATAATCTATTTGCTTCCCTATAGTCTGGTTTCCCAACATCAATCTTGGACCACTGCAGGTACATATAGTGAGTACCAGTAATGTAAGTAGCCAAGCCTTTATTATAGAACCAAAAACCTTCATCTCTTTTGTTAAACTCTTTATCAATGTAATCATACCAGCTTTCTTTAAATTCAACTGGATACTGCTCCCAATCAAAAATTGTTTTTATTTTCTTCAATGGAACAGGTATATCTGTATATTCCCATTTATTAGATTTAAATTTACAAATTTCTTTTTCTTTGGGTAAAGCAATTATTAAATTTTGAATTTTGTATATTTTACCAATTTCACCGGTTTTACTTATAACTATAACGTCATGATCTTTGTCATAACCATATTTCCATTTTTTGTATCTATTTTTCTTTTTAATTACATGTGGCTTAATGTAATTATTTAATACCTCATAAAGATCTTGATTATACATTTCTTGATCTTCCTTCTGCAAAACCTTTAAAAGTTTTTTCTTCTTTTATTTCTTTAGGTTTTTCGTTTAATATTTTATCTTCCTCCTGTATTCTTTGCAATATTTCAAAAGCGTCAAATATAGCTAGCTTTTT